GTGACGTAGGCGTCAGGCACGTCGTAGCTCTCCTGCCATTGCAACTGCGGTGCCACAATGTCAACGCCGTTCACGCCATTGGAATCAACGCCAATCGCCATGAACTGGTAATTAGCGCCACCGAATCCTGATGGGTAGCCAGTCTCGCTTTCAGCCTGTGTGATGTGCTGCGTCCCACCCGTCGTGTCAAACGACCTGGCACGCTTCAGCGGCTCAGTGCCGTCCTCGGCACCGTTCTTCTCGTACTGGATCGTGACTTGCCAAGCGTTGTCGCCGAGGTAGCTGACGCTGTACTGCTCGGCACGCAGCTGCATGCCCGTGACGCCGGGATACTGCCAATACTGCATGCTTGACGTGACTTTGGCATTGATGTCAGCATGCAACACCGTGTCGTCAGTCGTGCCAAAGACTTTGTATGACGCGACGTAGTTGGACGCCGCCTTCTTGCCCTTGCGGACAATCGTGGCCTGCCGTGAGTCGCCGTCTTCAACCCAAACGAGATCTGCCATTACGCTGCCACCGCCCCTTCATCACCGAACTGCTCGGTATTCTTTTGGATGCCTTCCAACGCCTTCAGCTGACGCTCGGCAATTGTTGAACCGAAACCCATGCCGCCGAGGTTCACGCTTGAGAACGTGCCTTGCGTCTCCACTTGCTTGGCGGCTTCCGCCGCTGCTTTTAGAAGGGCATCTTGGTTTGGCGGCTTGATGCCTCCCGGCGATGCTTCAATGACACCTGACGTCGCGGTTGGCGTTACGTTTTGAGAGGCGAGGTCAACGGCTTCGCCGTACTTTTTCTGCTGGGCATCAGTCAGCATGCCCGTGTCACGCAAGGCAAAGAACTCATCCGCCAACGTGCGAAGCTCGTCCATCGTCTTGGCTTGACCAACGCTGTTGATGACGTCTTCGCCCTGGTTGGAAAGAGTGCGGCGAAGGCTCGCCTTGCTGGTGAGTTGTCCTAGCTTTTCCGTTGACGCGACAGCAGACGTACGAAGGTTGTCGCCAAACGCTTTTGAGCCGGCAGTTCGTTCATTGATGACGCGGCTGTTCTCGGACTCCATGGCTGACACGTTTCGGTCAGTATTGGATTGAATTGCATCGTTTCTCTTTTTGATTTCTTCATTGCTTAGAGTCAGATTCCATGAGTTTGCCGTTTGTGCGATCTGGCTCCACATATGCTCCCATGCCACCGCAATGCTAGTGCCAAGGTCGGTGAATCCGTTTTGGAACTGCGTTGACCAGTTCACGAATGCCGACTGGAGATCTGCGGTGCCGGTTTGCCACGCCGCCATCAATCCCGTCATGGCGATGTCCATCGCACCCTTCAGATCCCCGCCACTGATTGCGTCGTAGATGCCCGTCATCGTCGTGGACGCAATCGACTGCACTTCGCCAAACGTGGACGTGAACGAGTCTTTCAGTTCCGGCGTCGTCACGACCAGGGCAGCAATGCCCGCCGCCACTAGCCCCAGCGGGCTCAATAGAGCGCCGAGGATGCCGCCAGCAACGGCAATCGCAGTGCCGAGAGCGTAGAACGCCAGACCGCAGCCAATGACTGCTACAGTGCCTTTGGCGATGTCCACGACCATCTGCTGATTCTCTTTGACGAAGCCCGTGACAGCCGTCGCCAAGTCCTCGATGAACCCGATGACGACCATAAGAGCCGGTGCCAGAGCGTCACCGAGAGCCAGCTGCGTGCCTTCAATCGCAGACAAGGCGATACGGATAGAGCCGCCTAATCCAGCGTCCATCGCCTTGGCTGTTTTCATCGCCACGCCGTCAGCATTCTTCAATTTGTCGGCAAGTTCCCGAACGCCGCCGGCTGACTTTGAAAGCACATTTGCGCTGGTGATACCCAACAGCCCGAACGCCTTCGCCATTTTTGCTGTGCGTTCAGCCACCGGCATGTTCATCGTCGCCGTGTTGATCTCGTCCAGCACCTGCACAAGCGGCTTGAGATTGCCAGCTGCATCCGTGTTGTTGACGCCGAACAGATCCTGCAATTTCTCGCCAGCACCGGCGGAAATCACAGACAGACGCCGCAGAGCCGTGCCAGCCTCGCTGCCTTGAATGCCGACGTTTCCGAGAGCACCGAGGATCGCAGTCGTGTCCTCAAGCGACATCCCGAGCGACTTCGCTACAGGGCCGGCGTATTTCAGCGATTCGCCAAGCCCTTCAACGCTTGTAAACGTCTGATTGGCAGTCTCGGTCAGAATGTCGGCGGCATGCGCTGCGTCAGTGGCACCAAGGTCAAACTGACGCAAAGCAGCCGCCATGATTCCGGCAGACATCGCAGCGTTGGTGCCGGTCGCCCTGGACAAGTCCAGCACTGCGGCAGTCATGTTGTTGATCTCGTCGGGCTTGAAACCAGCCCGCCCAAGTTCAGTCATAAGGTTGGCAACCTCAACAGCCGTGAACGACGTTGTAGCGCCGAGGTCACGGGCCTTGTCGTTGAGCATCTGAAACGCAGCTGCACCTTGCGGCCCGAGCGAGCCAGTGACGGCAGCGGTCGCACGGATGGCGTCGTCAAACGACGCGAACTGCTTGAGCGACAATGCGACCGGAGCGGCAACCGCAGTGCCGAGCAACGCCATCTTTGTGCCGACGCCGGCAATTGAGTTGCCTACGCGAACAACGCTTTTGCTGATGCCGTCAAACGCCTTGAACATGCCAGCTAGGCCAGCACCAACGCCGAATGAACCAAGCTTGGAAAGCCGCTTATCGATGGCACCGACCGTGGCAAAGAACGCTTTTGCGTCTGCGCCGATCTCGACGAAGACGCCGCCCATCCGAATGCTGCCGGCTTTGCCCATGATTGTCTCCGGTAGCTAGATGTGCTTGTCCCAGTTAGGCCCGAACAGCCGCTTCAAGTCCTCTGGCGTTGCCTCGCGCGGCTTTGGCTTTTTGACGTATGGGTGAAACTTTGTGGCGTCCGCTGGCGGCTTCGATTGTGCTCGATTGATGTTGTAGGTCTGTGCCAGCAAAGTTGCCGTGTGCCACCAGTCGGCTTCTAGGCGACCATTGCGGGCTGCAATGAGTTGTCGGAATGTCCACTCGCCGGGGTAGACTCCGACGACGCCTGCGGCTTCCCAGATTGCTCCCCAGATCCCGCCAGACTCGCCTCCGCTCGCTCCATCAGCTCTAGCGTCGCCTCGTCCATCTTGGCGGCTAGCAGACCGACTGTCTTGCGGAGGCGTGGCGGGAAAAAATCAATGAGTTCCTGTTCCAGCACCTTGGCGGCAGAGTCCAGAGCATCGCCACGCAAGCCGTCAAAGAAATCGTCTTTTGTCAGCTTCTTGTCTTCCACCTGACGGCAAAGAATCGCGTAGAGCGTCTCAGCTATCGTCGTGTATTGCCCTCGAAGCACTTGCATAGTCGTGGCGATACTGGAGACGTCCACGATGTCAAACGGCACCTTTTGCCCTTCGACGTCAACAGTGACGTTGTCTTTGACTCGCATGGCAGCGGCGATAGTCAACGCCACCTGCCACGGCCTGCCCTGGTCGTCCCGAAACTCACGCATCCCACTACCTCGTCAATCTAGGGTCAGTCATCTTGCCTTCAAGCGTGAACGACGCCACGCCGTCAATCGGATCGCTCTCACTGATGCCGGTCATTACTGCGAGAAATGAAAATCCAGCAGCGCCGCCGTACACAGTGAACGTCCCGCCCGTGTGCATCTTTTCAAATGCCGTACCGAGGTCGTAAGCGTTATTAAGCTCGACGGTTACGGTGCAGTCGTACCCGGTGCTGTAGGTTGCCGCGTAGCGACTGCCGTATGGATTGACGTCGATAGTGCGTGCCGACTCTGTCAGCGTCACGTTGCGAGCGCTGGCGATGTAGCCACCATCAAGAATGATGGTGCAGTCCTTCCCCAGCGTGATCGCCATCAGAACTCCTTGGCGGTCACGTTGAACGTCACGGCACCATCAATGCTGATGTTTTCCGTAACGCTCATTACCGTGAACCCGCTGCCGGCAGCCTCAAGGGACGAAATGAGCGAGGTCGGATCGTGGCATTCGATTTCCCACATCTTGGTGGTAAATCCGGCCTTTGCGACCTTCTTGCCGGGAGCACCAGCAGAGCCGCCGATGTTCGCACGATTGCTGACGTCAATCGTCTCGCATTCTTCGGTATAGGTCGCCGAGATGATGCCAGTGCCGAACGGGGGAGAAGACGCTGCGTCTTTGCCAAGCGTGATAGCCATGCGTGATAGTCCTTGTGTGTGTTAGGCAGAAACGGTGCGACTGCCGGAAACGGTGTAGGTAATGACGCCGTCGAGCGGCTGGCTCTGAGCGATGCTGGTGACAACGTAGGTGGCGTTGCCGGTCTGCGTGCCGCCAATAGTGAACGTGCCGCCGATGCTGACGCCTGGAGCGTCAACGCACTCAAGCTCAATCGTCTGCTCGATGAGCGCCTTGCGGAACTTGCGTGACGTGTCGCCAAACTTGGTGACGTCAACGTCGCTGGCAGAATTGGTGACGGTTGCGGAACGAGCGTTTGTGACGCCCGTGACGGTCACGTCCTTGCCGAGCGTGATCGTGACAGAAGGAGTAACTGGCATGTATGCCCTCGTGTGCGAGTGCCAGCGGTGCGGCTGGTTCGCTCACGGTATGGGCAT